GTGGCCAACACTTGATCTCTGGTGTTGGCAGGTGTTGTATTTGTTCCGCTGGGATTATAGGTATTTTGTGTTCCGGGATAGGTACCTAATATATTACCGTCCGCATCTTCGGTTACCTGAGTACCGTCCCTGTATTTTCTCACCACGACAGTGTTGCCACCTTCGTCTTGTGTAGTTTGTACGTCAACCAAGTTTAAAGCAGGATTGCCTGGATCATATGTGCCCGACTGTGTTCCTTGGCTAGTCTGTTGACTAATAATATTACCTTGATCGTCTGTAAATGTCAAAGTGCTGCTTCCTGCCACTGGTTGTCCTGTTATAGGATTTATTTTAATAGTACCGTTGTTGGCCACCGCATCGTAAACTCGATTGGCAGTAGAATTAACACCTTGATTGATATAATTGCTCATACCTCTTGTGGCTCCTGCGGCCACACCAGCAATGGTTACTGCACTATTGTTTAAAGGTGTACCAAAAGGACTATAATAGGTACCTTGGCTGCCATTATAAAATAAATCAGCTTGATTGGCATTGTTGTATGCGGCTGTGCTGTTTGTGGGAAACAACACATTGTTGAATGCGCTGTTGACAGCACTACCAACAATACCAGCGCCAATTTGTCCTATAGTTTGTTTTGCCAGGGCACCTAGGTTGGCATTTTTCAATCCTTTGTACAGTTTATAGGCATTTAGTACGCCGCCTATAATGTCTGTTTGGCCTGTGCCGTCTGGGCGAGCTAGATCTTTTGGTGCCCCGTCTAACACACCCAATACACCCGAGTCTGAATATATATTGGTAATGCTGGTGCTGATAGGACTTTGTACATTGTCATAGTGTAGTGTGGCAAATCCGTTAACACTCACCGGATTGACTGTGCCTGTTCTATATTTTACAGTTTCATAGGCAATGGTCATTGTGTTTTCCATTGTGGTAGTGTCACCAGTACTGTTGTGTTCCCCGTGTCTCCAACTGGAAATCATTGGATTGACAATTAAGTATTCTGTAAAACGTTTGTTGTGTAAGCTGAATATTTGTATGCTACGTAAAAATGGTTGTAGTGGATTCAGTGTAGGGTTACGTGGACTGTAGCCCCATTTGTCATTGTTTCTTCTTTGATAAATGTCAGACTTGTAATCACCTTGTTCTGATTTATAATCACTGTCCCTATAATAGTAAGTGTAGTAGTCATTCCAAAAATTCGTAACTACATCAGCTGCATCGTCGTGAAAGACAATAGTTATGGGATCGTAGCTGATGTGAGTTTGTACAATGTGTTTTCTATTGTATGCGTTGAGTGTCTTGGTGTTCAGTGTAAACTTGGGCAGGTCCACACGTTTGGCCATCAGCCCTGCTTCATACTGTTCTATTAGACTTTGACTGCTGACTGCATTGGCACCCAATATTGATCCTATTGCAGCCGCGATACCGTCTGTGAAACTGGTTGATGAGTTGTAGGCCTGTACCGCTGTTTGATCTATATTCAAACAAACATAGTACAAAAAACCTTGTTTTGGTGCGAGCCTGTAATTATCCGCTAAAAATAACTTGGTGGCGTGATCGTACGGATGTGTGGGCGTGTTTGGACCAAGAGGTTTTAAATTTGCGTTGTAAAATGCAGCCATAACAATATTTAGCCAATAAAAAACCCACTCGAAAGTGGGTTCTTTGTGCGGTTATCTTTAACCTGTGATGGCAGCAGTGTTAAACTTGGTAACACCTTTAGCGGTGCTGCCGCCTGTGGTTTGAATAGCATTGTCGTAACGTATGGTCATATTGATCACCACTGCATCATTGTTACCATAGTTCATTTCGTTATACTGAACATCTGTTAAGAAACAACCATACAACTGCCAAGTTTCCAATACTGTGGGTTGAACTGTGCCATTGGCACCGTCCAACATTTCAATAGTGGCAATAAACTTGTAGTCGATGCCGGAGCTGGCGCTGGCCTGTTCCATAAAGTCAAATTGTTTTTGTAGTTGCTCACCGATTACTTTGGTAACATTGCCGCCTGCATCGTCACGTACTACCAGTGGTACTGCTGTCCAGCTGGGACGACCAGCAAGATAAACCTTGCTGTTATAAACAGGAACTTCGATTGGATCAAATGTGACCTGTGGACGTGTGAAAGATACAATTTGTTTGGTCAATTCTAGTGTCGAGCTGCCTGCACCAAAATTATCAAATGTACCACGAAAGCGGAACTGTAATTTTGGCATCAGCAGACCTTGAGCGTTTGCGCTCTGGTCGCCGCTTAACGGTACTGTGAATTTTGTTAATGATGAAACTGCCATATTATTATGCTCCTGTTCCTACGGCTGCTGCGCTTGCAGTATTACCAGATTGGATTTCTCCTGGATTCTTCAAGCGAATTGGAATGTAGATAAATTCAACATCCTTGGTTGGCTGTATTGCTACATCCACATATAGTTCATTTCTATTAATACGATCTGGAGTATTATTAGTACTGTCGCATACCACTAGATAATCTGTAATACCACGTTTGGCCACCAGATCATTTAACAAACTAGATACTGTTGCTTTGATGGCATTACGTGTGATTGGATCGTTTGGTTCAAACACATAAGGACGAGCCAACACGTTCAATTGAGTACGTAGGTAGTTGACCAAACGTGCTACATTAATACGATCCAACGCACTTGGCGTTGATGCCAAGGTCTTTTGTCCATAAACAACTAGGCCAGTGGATGGCAAGTAGGTCAATGGATTGATCTTGTTGGTGTACATAATGTCACGTAGACCTTGTGTAACGCCCACACTAACATAAGCACCACTGGCCGAATCAATATAGCCAATTGAGTTTAAATTATCAATCAATCCACGTAATGTACCTGCAGGTGCCAACCAAGGATAAGCCTTGTTGTCACTTTGTATCATAGTGCGTAGAATTGCGTGACTTGGGGGAACCACAATTGCATTACCGCCTAGATCGTTAGTTTGTCCGCTGGGATAATAAACGCCCACATAAGGACTTGTTAATGTTAGACCTTGTTCACCTGTTGCTCCTGCTGCTGCACTGTTTGTTGCCCAAGCCTGAATAGCGGATCCAGTGGCAGGTAAACGCAATGGTGTGTCACCAATAACGAATGCAGTATTATTACGATCGTTATTCAAGTTAACCATATTGCTCATTAGCTCTGGGTAGCCAGGGCAAACAATCAAGTTAAAGTTATTTGCATCTTCACGCAATGCGTTACTGCTGTCAATAATGCTCTTTAATGCAGCAACAACATAACCACGTGGTGCTTTACGTCCAAAGTTTGGAACTCCTGTGCTGTCGTAACCGCTTACACTTACCCAAGTACCTTGTGAAGTTGGTAGTGTTTGATTTGGATATGCTTGAGCTGTAAAATACTGGCTCTTGTACTGCTTTAGATTGTAACCGCTAGCACGAGTATTGAACAAAATCATACCACGTGGATATAGCGTAGGATCTGGACGATCTAAATCTACATAATTGCTAGTTCTTAGAGTTGCAATAGTTGGAATTGTATCTAATGCAGGATCTGTAGTTCTATTGGTAGCCCAACGTGCATCCGCAAATATGATACCGTTTTGACTTACATTATCTGTATTGTCAATTTTAACCCATTGGTTAATTCCACTAATGCTTTGCCATCTGTATAGTGCAGGATAGTTTTCTAGGTCGCTGGTATTCAACCAAATATCACCCAAGACCAAACTATTAGTTAACGCTGTTGGCTGTGTTGCACTGATGATAGGACCTGTGTTATTGGTACTGGATAGTGTGTAACCGCGAACGTCGCGACCTACGTTACCATATCCGCACCAAGTTGGTACACCACCCACCAAATCGTTGATCATTAAGTCAACTCTGTTTGGTGTATTGTAATACCACAAGGTACTATTTGCAGGTACTGCATAAGGTTCTGTGGCACTTGAAGTAAATGCTCCAGTCAAGTAAATCGGTTCCCAGTTAGTTCCTGTGTAAGCACTAGATCCAACAACTGTTCCTGTGTAGGTATTTGTTGATCCGTTAGTTCCAGCGTAAATACCCACGTTGGCCAAAGGAGTACCTGAAATAGCATCAGTAAACACTATATCACCACCTAGGTCGTGTGTGATAACCATATAGCTGCCTGTGCTGTCTAATGCTGCACTGACGTCTGGTATATTTGCAGCACTTACCGCTTGGATAAATCCGTTGAGTGTACCTGTAGTCACGCTGACTGTGTAAGTGGTAGAATTTGCACTTGTTGGACTTGGACGCACAGCGATCGTAAATACGTCTCCTGCTGACGGTGCAGTAGCTATACTGGTTCCTTGAACCACTGTTGCGCCGCTGTTTTTACGAACAGCCAAAAATGAGCTGGGTGTTCCATCGCCTTTTGCGTTATAACGAGCAAATACTGAGCCAATTGGAATATTAATGCCGCCGCCTGTTGGATCATTGCCGTAAGTTGCAGTAAAATAACTGTTATAATCATTAACAGCCACAGTAGTCCAAGTATCAGTTGATGCACTGTATTTTTTAACTATTGGAGTTAAACCTGCGCCCATTACACTGGCTTTTTGCCATACACTACCGCTGGCTTGTCCGTATCCTGTTGTGGCGTTTGCTTGCCATTGTGGTACAGTATAGTAAGGCTGAATGCTTGTGTATGGACGAGTATATGTACCTGCACTAATACCTAAACCTGTAGTGCCTGACAAGGCAGCATTACCACCTGCGGTATTGGCACTAATTACCACAGTGTTTCCAGATGCCAGTTGAGTTGCACTAATAATTAATTGTCCAGTAGCAGAAACTCTTGACGTCACACCAGTAATTGAGTTAGCATTGATAGATGCGTTCACTGTAGTCACATTACTTAGTGTAGTAACTGCAATAGCTACATTATTAATGTAGAAAGAACCGTTGGCAGTAAATGCTGTGCCGTTGGCCAATCCAACGTTAGACGATGAACTAGTCAATGTAGGTAAACTGGCTTGCCAAGCTGTGTTGCCGACCAAGTTCCAAGCATTATTGTATGATTTGTAGTACAAGTTGTTCAACGAAGTGGCAACATTGGCTGCGGGAATTGCTGT